GTGACCTTAGATCAGAGCGGTTCAGAGTGGTTGAGATGGCGACAGGGCGGGGTAGGTGGTTCTGATGCTGCTGTACTAATGGGTTCTAACCCTTGGTGCAAGCCAGACGAACTAATGGGAAAAAAATAGGAACTATACCTGAACAGTACGAGAACGAGCGAATGGCTAGAGGCAAACGCCTAGAGCCTATTGTGCGTGAGATGTACGAAGACCTGACAGGACTAAAGGTTGAGCCAGCCTGTGTTGAACACGAAAAGTTTCCGTGGTTCATGGCCAGCCTAGATGGTATCACCAAGGATGGTCGATTGATTGTAGAGATTAAATGCCCTAACGACAGGGCACACTCAGAGGCACTCAGAGGATGGATACCAAAATACTACTACCCCCAGGTGCAACATCAACTAGGGGTGACAGGTGCGAAGGTAGCACACTATGTATCCTATTCAGATGCCGATAAGTTCAAATTACATGAAAGGCTAGCCTTGGTAGAGATGCGACCCAACGAAGGTTATATCAAAGAACTCTTTTTAAAGGAGCTATCATTTGTCACACAACTCGAACATCAGAAGGCTCGACTTACATGATTTAGACCACCACTATGTGGAATTACTCAATGAATTTGCACCTGTTTTCACGACTATAGAAGAGATGAAAAGGTGTTATTTGGACAGGAGCTTTGCTGGCTCCTGTCCTACTTTTTTGTACATCAGTGACTGTGGTAAACCATTAGGGAGTATTACAGTCCAATTAGTAGATAAAATGATTTACAGATTACCTTACGCATTCATAGATGATTTTATTGTGGCTGAGGCTTGGCGTTCAAAAGGTATCGGCAAGATGCTAATGAGGCACGCAATAAATTACTGCCACACAAAAGGATGTTTTAAAATTATTTTAGATTGTTCACCCACCCTGGAAAAGTACTACGCAGGTTTTGGCTTCTATGTCAATGGCACCACAATGCGTTTAGATTTATGATCACGAAAAAGATTTCGTGATCATAGGGTAAACCCTATAAAAATAGGCGTTTGCTATGCGGGGTTTGTCAGAAAAACACATACACTTTTCTGACAGAATTACCATTGGCACGGTAATTGCTTTTATACCTATATATATCTACTAGCTATAGTTAGTATTTCTCTGAAGAGAAATACTAACTTATACTTAGCTATAGCTATATTAAAAATAGTTTTTCGTTTAAAGGCATGTCTGCTAAGTACTTACAACAACAATAAAAATACTTTGACAAAATGTTGGCAACTGGGGTTGCAGTCTGCTTTTTAGATTGTAGATTAAGTTTATGTGAAGCACAGAGCGACACACGGAACACTAAATCTTTGAGGGAGATTAGTCATGGCAGTAAAGTACTTTGTTTCTGATTATGTTGTAAAAGCTATGGACGACTTCGACAAGAAGACTCGTTACGATTCAACCGAATGGGATAGATTCTACTCTGTGATCTTAGGCCTTGCCAAGGCTAGTCATTTTAAAATCATTTCGACAAAGACTAGCTCCAACCTGCAAGTTGATTTCAAGATTGAGATCAAAACCTATGATTGCAAAATGGTACAAGACTACACATTGTACCCACCTCTAATGGCTAATTGGTTTGAGGAAACTGTTCTATCGTTGGAATGGTGTGACCAAGAATGCAATCGCAAGATTGTTGAGTTGATTGCTAAAATTGAAGAAGAGGAGAACGCTAATGTCTAGTCCTGACCACAATGATTACGACCTTGATCAACACGATCACGGTGACGACCCAAGGGATTACCAACAGTCTGAGGACGACAGTGCGGAAGACGCACTGGAGTCCGAGTCTAGGTCTAGGCCTGACTACGATGATCCTACTGAGGAAAACGATTTACGGATGCAAAGTTACGATGACGACCACTACAACCTAATGGGAGAATAACATGTCGAAGATTAAAGAGACTATACCTGAGAGAGCTAATTTTCATGACGACAGTCCTGAATACGAGCCATCAGATTCAGAGTGTGTAAGAATTAATGCAGGTTGGGATAAGGTAGCTAAGGCGTTTTTTGTTGATACGAGTCCTGAATCACTTTGGCAGAAGGTTGCTAAGGTGGTAAACACTATACCTAAGAAGGGGGAATAGAATGGCTGATACTTTGTCTTCCTGTGAGTTCTATCCGTTGTACTCACAGGTGCATGTTTGGGGAATGAGTGGAGAGCACCCTGACAATGTTTTGCACGGACAGATTTGCTCACCTTTGATTCCGTACTACCACGGCGATAGTACTGCGATGGGATACTTAGTAAAATTAGATGGACCTCTGACAGTGACTCAAACAGATTCTACTGTGTCAGGCCAAATGCAGGTGGTGTTCGTGCACTACTCAAGTTGTGAATATATTTCTGCGGGTGACCCACCCACTTCTCCAGGGAGTCCTTTTGATGAGTAATTTTAATGTTGTACCTGTTGACACATTTGCGAATGTGTCTGACATGGAAAGATTTGCTGTAGCTGCCGTAAAATCGGGCATCTACAAAGATGTTAAAGACGCTGCATCTGCGATGGTGCGAATACAAGTTGGTAGGGAACTAGGATTAGGAGCGGCAGCATCATTGAAAGCTATACAACTAATTCAAGGTACGCCAACATTTTCTGCAAACTTCATTGCAGCACTTATTAAAAAATCTAGACCACGGTATAACTACCGGGTAAAAGTCCTGACACCACTAGAGTGCTCAGTTGACTTTCTTGAAGACAAGGAAGTAGTAGGTAATCACCAGTTTACTTGGGATGATGCCAAGAAAGCAGGGTTGACCACAAAGGAAGTGTGGACGAAGTTCCCAAAAAGTATGTTGTTTGCACGGTGTATCACTGCTGGTGGTAGGGTTTACTGCCCTGACCTCACAGCATTCCCGTACTACACTCATGAAGAGTTAGGAGGTGCTCACAGTGAAGACGACATACTTGAGGACGAGAAACAGGAGAAGACTTTTGTGCCATCCTCAGAAGTTTCTTTGGAAGATCGTTACAAGCTTCTCACAAGCTGTGGTACACAGGGTATCACAGTTTCAAAGTTGTGCAAACACCTGGGTATCCAATCGTTTGAAGCAATGAGTGAGTTGGAATTTAAGCGTGCAGTTCAGTTTGTTAATTCTTATAAGGGAGAGTAGTTATGTCCGAGATGTTGCCTGTTGGAAATTATAATGCCCAGATCGAAGGGCATGACCTTACCGCACTTGGCGATAAGGGCACACCGTGTGTTGTCTTTGATGTAGTCCTCCGTGATGGTAAGGACTCAGGTAAACAACATGTTGAGTGCGAAGGTGTTCGTAAAAAGATTCTTATGTGGCTGACTGACAAGGCCTTGCCTTACACAGTTAAAAACATACGCTCACTTGGGTACACCCAGGACGATATCAAAGGACTTGGTATGGAGCACGAAGAGTCGTCAGGTTTGCTAGGTGTTCAGGTTCGTATCTCTTGTAAGCACGCAGAGGATCAGAATGGTGTTGTTAGGGAGCGGCTGGGTATGTTCCCATCCACTAACAATGCGAAACCATTAGCTGCGGAAACTATGTCTATATTTGCAAAGTTGTTCAGGGATGAACAACGCAAACTAACTCAGGAGGAATCTAAAGATGTTCAGGAAGATGAGTCAGACGAAGCGGTGGTTGTTGCTACGCCTAAGAAAAGCCCTGCGATCAATCCCACGAAGCAAACTGCTAAAGTAGCTAGGGGTAAGAGTGGATATCAAACGCCTTTCTAAGTTAGTAACCTATATGGAGGGAGATCGCTCTGACGGGCGATCTCTAAAAAAGAACATGGCTAAAAGCGGATCAGATAGAGTAGAAGCATTTGGGATCTTTTCGTATGCGTTCACCCACTGGGGTAACCGTATAAGGAAGGTGCAAGTGGACAGCCTAGATGCTTTTGACCTGCTAATGGCACAGTTCGTTAAAGATGGAAAACAGATAGATAAAACATCTGATTTGTTTTTAGTTAATGCGGCGGCGTACTGGGCAGCAATCGCAGATGTTGCCCACACACTGTCTTTAACAGCAGAGCACTTGTCCAGAGAATGTAACAAAATTTCAGGTTATCAAATTGACATGGGGGATATAGAGGATGTCTTTAATCAACAAAGGAAGTGGAACGATAAACACCTTGGAGAAGGTTCTAAACCTTCTTGAAGGAGTGACCACCAGCGGTGGTGAATATAAATCGTTATGCCCCTCTCATGACGACTCTTCACCATCGTTGAGTATTAGAGAGCGTGACGGACAAATACTTCTGCACTGTCACGCTGGCTGTAAGCCAAAAGATATATTGGATGTCTTAAATCTAGAATGGAAAGACTTATTCACAGACCCAGACCTTGATCTGTGGCACGAAGTGTATAAGGAAATGATTCAGTTGTGCGAACTGTCGTCTAGTGATAGTACCTTGCTTGTTGCAAGAGGACTAACTGAGGAATGGGTTACTTTAGGCGGGTACCGTTCCTTATCATGTCCTGCCACTAGACGCAGTGTATTAAAGTTGTTTGAGTTGTATGGAGACTCCCTGTTGAGTGTTCCAGGGTTCACACGCAAAGGTGATCAGCCCATACGAATAAAAGCAACTAAGGGAATATTACTACCTGTGACAGATACCCACATGAGAATCCGTGGGTTTCAGATAGCCACAGGTGGTACTCCCAAGTACATTTGGTTCTCAGGTGATGCACAAGCCAAGACTACCTGCCATGTGCCTTGGAGTGCACAAGACCGTGAGAGAGTTAGAATCACAGAAGGTGTCCTGAAGGCTGACATAGCTTGTTGCGTTGATGAAACGACACTTACTATAGGTGTGCCTGGAACATCTAATTGGGCAACAGCATTACCTGTGCTTAGGTCAAGGCAATGCAAGGAAGTGTACATCGCCTTTGACATGGATTGGCAAACTAATGACGCTGTGAAGACTCAGATGATGGAGCTATTCTTTGCCTGCAAGTCTGAAGGGATCACCACATTCATAGAAATGTGGGATTCAGCACAGAAGGGCGTTGATGATGCCCTTCTTGCTGGATCGGCTATAACAATACATGCTAGCTTGCCCGGCAACACAATTGTCGAAGGTGTTAGGCCTGCTAGCTCTTATAAGACGGTTGCTGTGGATTGGCTGTGGAAGGGTTGGATACCTAAGGGCATGTTGTGTGTTCTTGAAGGTGACCCCGGCCTAGGCAAGAGCACTTTGTGTGCGGACATTGCAATGCGTATTACAACCTGCACGCCGTTTCCCGGAGAGATAGACAAGCCTGTGTGTGGCTCTGTGTTGTTTCTATCGGCTGAGGATGACCCAGGGCGTATTACAGTGCCTAGGATGCGTGCTGCGGGCGCGAATCTAGACAAGGTCTTCTTCTGGGATTACCACCCAACATTCCCTGAAAAATTGGCACAATTAGAGGCCATCATTGAGCAGATGGGAATAGTCTTGGTAATACTAGATCCGTTCCTAGCCTTCCTAGACTCTGAAATAGACTCTTACAAGGATCAGAACATCAGGCAGGTTCTAACGCCTATCAGCAAGATGGCTGAACGCACAGGGTGTAGTGTTCTTCTGATACGCCACCTGAACAAGTCACAGGGTCAGGTAAACAAGATGTACAAGGGCACAGGCAGCATTGCAGTTATAGCTGCTGCTAGAGTTTGTCTGTACATGATTCAGGACGAAGACAGCAATGATAAAATTCTAGGTCAGGTTAAAAACAACCTAGCACCTACACAAGCTTCTTGGGCTTTTGAGTTTGAAGAAGGTGAGAACTGGCACGACACCCGCCTACATTGGAAAGGACGATCAGAGCTATGAGCGGGAAATTTTCTAGGGATAAGGGAATGCGTAGAGAGCGTGAGTTTGTGCACCGATACATGAAGTTGCACGGTGTGTTTTGTCATCGAGTACCGCTAAGTGGTGCTGATGCAAATTACAAGGGCGACTTAAAGA